ATTTACTGGAGCATAAACTTTAATAATTGCTTTACCAATATCATCGCCAGTTTCTTCTGCTTGTCCATCGTCAGCAAAATATGCATCGGTATATTCAACACCATTATATACGTATGTGAATTTTGAAGAAATTAATGAAGCATGATCGTAATGAGTTTGATAACTAGACAAATAAAGTTCAGCGTGCGGTATTAATACTCCATTTTCATAAACTTTTTTAGTTGGAGTCTCATACATAATAACATTTTTTGTGGCTATGCTATATGTGGTAGGCCAATTTAATAAAGGAGCAATTTTTTTAATTAATCTCAAATGTGTTTGGTTACTTACCACACTAGTGTCAGAATCATCAATTTCTGTAGCTAATCGACTGAATCTTAAATCTTTATTAAATAATTCCAAGTGATCTGAACTATATTGAAGTATAGAGTTCAAAACTTCTGTATTAATTTCAGAAACAGATTTACTTGTAGTATATATGTTATATTGAACGACTGTATCAAGCTTGACATATATGTATTCTGGGTCAGTTAAATCTAATCTGTTAGGAAGAGCAACATATCTTAAAAGGAAGTTAATGATTCTATTTTTCAAATAGTCAGGAGCAATAGTTCCAATAACTGGCTTTAAACAAACAATAACTCTACCATATCTTTTAGGTTCAACTTCTTGACCACCAAATATGGCAACGTCTTGAATTTCTCCGCCGAAATTGTTTTTAACAAGAGCAGCATAATCGTCTGAAGAAACTGCTCTTTGCTGAGTAGCAAAATATCTTGGAGCGGCGAATCTTACCGATTCGATTGATTCTTGTGCAGAACCACCAACAGAGGGAGAAACTGTTGTGATAGAAGAGGGTGAAGCGACACCGTTATTAAATGGTCCAATATCGTCATCTAGTGTAAATTCTTCAACGCCGTTACCAAGATAACCATTGGTAACAATATATTTTACAAGAATGGTAGACCCATTCTTAGGCTTTCTACCAAAATAACCGTCACCAAAAACAACTTCATATTTGTTGCTATCAGAACCTTGAACGAAAAACACTTCTGATTTATTGTCAAGTTCAAATAAGGTTTCAGAACGTGTAAATTCTGTGTTTGTAGAACCGTTATCTTCAACTACATATACTTCTAAACTTGTAGTGTCAATATTTTGATTAGAAAGAACAAATAATTGATTTTCAATATCATAATTCATTACAAATGAATCTTGGAAATATATACCTTCGTTAATTTGAAGGTTATCTATTGTAAATATATTATTAGTTGAGGTGACTGTAATTCTAGAGTCTGTTACGAAATTGAATGAACCATTGGAGTTTGACCCTGAGAATCTAGTGCCCTTTGGAATGGTAAGATTTCCCAAAATACCAGTTGTTTCAACTGTGAATGAAACATTAGCAACAGAACAATGGGCGCTTCTTGGGGTATAATTTAACTCTTTTGAATGAGACACAATCGAATCGTATTTCTGAGCTGAATCAAGAAACATCTCAGAAGCAACCATATTGAGATAAAACGAATTCAAATATGAATTATATGCCATAACGTCTAATAGAACGTTAATATTTGAGCCGTCGTAGTTGTAATCTTTGAGAACAGACTGAGTTTTTAGGAACTCTTTGAAATTCTCTTTAAGAGTATCAAAATCTAAAGAACTAAGTGTTAGTGAGCTATTTGCTGCCATTTATCGGACTCGTTTCAATAGGACAGTAAGAGTAATAGGTTCTGGATTATTTATTAAAGTATAATAGATACTTATTTCTAAAGAGTTTTCGTTTGGCTGAATTTTAACTTCAACACCCAAAAGGTTTGCTCTTGGTTCATTGTTCTCTATAGTATTTTTTATAAAAAGTTCCAGAAGAGAAATATCTTCAGGATACTGATTCTCAAAAAGCATAGAATACACATCTGAGCCTACCATTGGCTGAAAAGGTCTCTCGCCAAGATTTGTTTTTATAAGATTTTTTAACGATTGATTGACTGCTTGCTCGTTAGTAACTCTACCAAGTTGATTACCAAATGGAGTGATGTCAAAACCTGTCAAAAAATCCGAAAAATATTCTTTTTGTTTTGATGTGCCTGTTAAAGCGTCTGCTCTTGTTGTTGCCATTTATCCTACTTCTACTAAACTGCTTCCAGAAGAAGCTTTGGGATTACAATGTTCTCCGCCAGCTGTTGGACATAAATTGTCCTGATTAGCACTATCATTAACCACTATTATTTTTTTACCAGCAATTGTAATATACGATTTAGAAGCTATTAAACCGCCAGCACCATGTGTATTTTGATCGTTTTCAACAGCCCATAATTTTCCTTCGATGGTAACAAAATTCTGACCACTAACAACTGTAGTAGCTCCACAAGATCTTTGATCGCTGTGTCTATGTGCTTGGCTCATTTACTATTTAACCTTGTTCAAATTTAATCTGGGAAGATTTAATAGTAATCGAACCGCTTTCTATCACTATACTGGAACCACCAACTTTTAATGTAATTTTTGATTGTGATTCGACAGTAATATCAGATTGTGCTTTTCCTATAATCTTAGCTGCAGAATTAATAGTAGCATCAGATCCTGTTTGGATCATCATGGTACTACCAGTTTCTATTTTGCCCTTTTGTTTTATGTGAATATCATGGTTAGAACCTGCATATAAAGAAACGTCTTTCTGAAATACTTCGATTTTGTTTTTCTCACCCATAGAAACATATTCGCCTTCAGTTGCCATAAAGCGATCTTTTTTACATCTATCTCTAAGAGTTCCAGAGCTTACTTTACAAGTTACGGAATCAGAGGCTTTCTGGGTCGACTTATATTGTGCGCCTCCAGACATTTTGATTTCTTCTTTTTGTGTACCTCTGTAATATTTTCCACCAGTTGCTTGACCAAAATCTTTTCCGTATTCAATTCTACCAGTTTTTTCACCATTATGATCGTAATGACCATCAACTTGACTAGCATGCCCGCCAGCAGTATATCCTCTATATTCACCAGATTTTAGATTTGTGTGTATTTCTTTTTTATCAGAATCGTGCTGTGTGGTATGATAGCTTCCACTAGGCAATAATTCTTCAGAATAAGATTTTTCGTTTTCGTCAGGATAACGATATTTGAAATGATGACCACCTAATGCATCCCATTCTCCGTGAATGTATCCATATTTTGGAACAATATCGCCCTCATCAACTCCGGACTTTGGTAATTTTTTATTGTCTTTATCATTAGCCATTTACGATATTCCCAATAATTTTAACATTGTTTCAATATTTGTCAATCCTGTTTCTGAAATATTTCCTCCGGAATAACTGCCACCGCCAGAAGCTTGTGGGAATCCTGAACCAGCCCCACCGCCACCGCCATTGGAACCGCCACCAAAACCACCGAAACTGCCTAACAGACTTCCACCACCAAGATTTCCTAGGATACCACCAATACCTCCTCCACCAATTCCAAACCCTCCCATGATATTCGATAAGCCTCCCATGTTTCCAAGAGATCCTAAAGCTCCGCCCAAACCACCGCCCATTGCCATATTTCCTAGTTCAAAGAGCTGATTGTTGAACGACATATCTTTTGTATACTGTTGCAAAGCTTTATTAATCTCGCCTTGGTTCAATACAGATTTTGGTAATTGTTCAGATTGTAACATTTGCAATAATTGCTGTAATTGGCCACCCATCATACCAGCCATATTATTTCCTCCGTTGTTGCCGGAGTTACCACCAGAATTATTTCCCATGTTGTTGTTTAATGTATCTTGCTCTATTAAGTTTGATCTTTTTATCAACAATTCATTAAATATTGCAATTGTCAAAATAGGTTGCGGTCCAATTTCCAAATTAGGTTGTGGTGTTTGTAATTTCACATATTGATCTAGATCTTCTGCCAATCCCAATTCTGAATTTGAGTATATTTCTTGACTTGATGAAGAAAAGTGATAAGAATTTTCTTCCTTTTTTGTCCAAACCTTATCCGTAGAAGCTGGAGATCTCCATTCATAGTATCCAGGATACGGGTCTGTTGCTAAAGTGTAGTATTGTTTTTGGTAAAAATCAGGAACAGCAGCTGGATCTACCAAAGGATCGGGCACATCAACTCCAAATACAACTGTTTCGTATACTGACACAGGAATATCTTCTGGTCCATAATATAGACAAACTTTTATCAAGTTTGCCATAGCATTCTCAACAATTTTTCTATATCTAATATCAACTAGATTTATTCTGTTTTCTGAGAGTAACTCAACAAAAACTTGTATTACTCTTTCAAATCCATATTTTCTAACCAAAATAGCCAAAGCACCAGTAAAAGAATCTTCTAATACTGAAGAAATACCAGAAGGTAATACTGGTATTTGATTTAAACCAGTTTGCCCACCAGCACCACCACCTCCAAAACCACTACCCATAGACAATATACTAGTCATTTGCATCAATTGTTGATACATTTGTGGTATGACTTGTGCTTTACCTTGAGGATCAATTTGTTTTACTAATTGCGGTAAATCTGTGATACCTTTATCACCAGAAGCAGTTGTTGGTTTGTCTGCATTAGGAGCAAATTTATCTCTGACATCAGAAAGTTCTTTTGAATCGTCTGGCTTAACTGCTGGCGCATCAGCATATTTTACCGAAGCATCAATTTTTGGTTTTTTACCACCAATAGTTTGATTGTTCGGACTTACTCTCTTTTTATTTTTTTCAAAAGCTGGTTTAGGCGCCATTAATTACTATCCTTTTTAGTCCAAGCTGGATTATCAATGCCTGGTTTTTTAATTTTACCGCCAGAATTTTTCTTAGCATCATCAGTATTTGTTCCTACACCGCCATTACTATCTTCATGTCCTTCTGGCATATCACCTCTTGCCAATGATCCTATAACAATAGGATATTGTTTAGCATGATCTTCTTCAGAATATATAATCAAAACTCTAGAACCAACCACTAGACCTGAAGGAGATATTCCTATTCTCGACGTTGCTGGCGAAGTGACTGGATGAAGCACCATGGCCCATGGCAACTCATCATCCTTTACTTGTTGTTCGTCGTTATGTTTATTGTATATTCTAACTTTCACACGTCCTGATTTAGTAGGATCGTCTTCAAAGTTTCTGACTTCTGCTATATGAAATGTCATGCTTGACCTCCTCCACCTTCTTTATAAGAAGCCTTTACAACTCTAACTACCATAGTGCAATGAGGTGGTTCAGCTGCTATTCTATATTTTGTTCTAATAGCAACAACCAAAAACTTACCATTCATTTGTTTTTCGCCACCTTCCCAATCACTGTTTGCTTTTGTGGGAATATCAAGCTCTATCATTTCTCCTAATTTGATATCAGGGTTATAATAAGTTTCAAACTCTGCAGAATTTTGGGCCAGATGAGATAAAAAAGCTGCTCGTTTAGTCATAGCTGAAGCAGTTTCATGTTTTTCTTTATTGTTTGCCTTATCATGCACATAATGAGTTGGTACGCCTTTATCAACATATGAAGGCGAACTGTTATAAACTGGATCTCTATCTGCAAATTTAAATTTGTTATTGCTTTTTGGTTGGTTTACAGCCACAACTTTATGCGTAGTATAATCAAAAGTATATTCTGAAGATTTATCTAACGCTCTTGGACCACTATCAAAAGACTTTGATGGTTTGAACCACATAACAGAATTTTGTCTTTCTTGTCTATTATTGAGTTCAAAATTCAAATTAGTGGTTTGTTTTAATTTTACTTTTGAAGAGCCTTCAAATAGTTCTTCGAAAGTTTTAAAGTGATACTCATATTCACCACCAGATTGACCTGATTTCTGAAATAACACAAAACAAGAGGATTCATATTTGTCCGAAACATGCTCAGTGCTTATTTGTTTATAAGCATCTAGAGGATGAGACTTAGGAATTATCAATCTTCTTTTTTTGGTCTTACCAGCATTGAATTGTTTTTTAGATTTGAATCCCTTTTCAACTATATGTTTTACTGCTTCAGAAGTTTCTTGATTGAAACTTTTTTCAACATAGTTACCTTGAGCGTTTAAAAACTCTGGCGAAACGCATCTAATGTCATATTGTTTGTGATGTCCAGAACCAACGTTATTCAAAGATTGATCGTTCAAATCTTTGTTGTGAAACATTTTCATCTTTAATTTATGTCCGCCACCAATTCCTGCTATAGAATTGTCGCCAGAAAAATTTATCTCAACATCCTGGTCGTATGAACCATTTAATTTTGTTTTGCCCAATTGATCTGTTGGATCGAGAACTCTTATTTCAGCTAATGGTCCATAAGGATTTAGAATATCTTCATAAATGTTGAAACCAACGAGAGAAACCTTTCCCCCTTGGATCAAATCCATTTGTCCAACCTTCAATGAAGAAATTTTAATATCACCAATAGCCATATTATTCTCTCATCAAATCTTTTAGATTATTGACCATGGTTTGTTTGAGGCTACTATCGATAACTCTTACAGATTTATTGAACTCATTTTTTTCATTTTCATGTTCCAAATAAGTAACCGGAGTCCAATAAGAATATTCTTCTTCTGATAGATTATTAGCGACAGAAGTAACAGAAGTGAAAACTGTATTCACTGTGCTTTCTCTTCCGTATATATAACTATTTTCTTTAATTACTACTGTGGCACTTGTGAAAAATGATCCGCTGACATGTTGAACATTTATCATATTGTTTGCAATTGATGCTATTTGTCCTGAGCCAGAATTAATTTCATCAAATACAATATCAACTATTTCGTCCACAATAAAGTTTGTGTTTGACACCTGATAGGAAACCATTTTATTTGTTACTATTTTCCAATCAACCTGTTTTCTCTTATACCCAATAATTTTGTTATTTGGTCCAAAATTTGGTTCCCAATAGTTTTTTAAGGTTTTGGGTAATGAGTTCCAGACTTCTACGTTAATGTCCTCTACATTTGGCCAATCGTTTCTGTAAAACATAATTTTATCAGTAGCATTAACATATGAACCGTATTTTTTGGTGATATACTCTTGGAATTCTTCTGTGTGAAGATACCATTCGTAATATGGATCAACTATTTTATTGCCTAGATACAATATCCAACTTTTAAATGGATCTTGATAATAACGGTAACTTAGTTGATCCGCTCTTTCGTTGGAAGTAATTTCATAAGGATAAAAAGCAAAAGGATCTGTTGAAACTTTTTCTAACAAAGCAACACGCTTTGTAATATCTACGGCATTATTATTGCCGTAATTGATAATTGGGTGTTTGTCGAAATATCTATCTACCATGTCTTACTCTACGTATGTGTCTTTTTTCTGCAATTGAAGTTCTTTTAATTGCATAGTAAGAGTTACAATTGTTGGTGCGCCACTTTTGAAAAACGATGGTCCTGCGCCTGTATAGTCCACCTGAACACCTAGAATAGCACAAGGCTTTAGTTTGAACAAATAATCATCTGGTCTAAATCTGACCATGGCAATATCTGGATATTTCATTAATCCGCCACCAAGAGAACCAGTTGAAGGCAAAGCAGATTTTTTGCATTTGTTGATAATATCCTTCAAATTATCAGAATCTTCTCTTGTATTCGGAGCTAATATCCAACTAAAAGTATATTCTTTGAAATTTGGTCTTTTGAACATCATAAACTGGAATGGATTTACAGATTGTCCAGTAAAAGTTCCAGCCATATCAACACCAGCTGTCAAGCCAGTCATAACACCGCCAAGTCCCTGTGCTACTCTAGCAACTGCACCAGCACCAAATGTGCTAGCTATACCAGCCCCTGCATTTAAAAGCTGTGGTGCTGCTTGTGTTCCTGACCATTCTTCCCAAATAATACTTTCATTATCATTAATTCTTCTTGGAATGGGTAATCTAACTCCTCCACCAAAGGAAAGAGCTCCTAAACCAGTTGCAGTGGCATATTCGTAACTTTGGAAGTTTATTTCGGTATAGTATTCTCTACCATTTGTGATGAGATCCGAAGGGAAGGTCATGCCCGCCCCGCTTCCGATATTTCTTCCCGGTGGTTGTGGAAAATTAGGTACTGCCATGATTCCCTTTTATTATTTGAATAAATATAGTTTATTTATTAGTGATATAGAACATGGCTAAGTATCAAGGTTATTTTAAACCAAGGAATCCTCAAAAATACAAAGGCGATCCAACCAACATTATTTATCGTTCTCGATGGGAATTATTAGTAATGAGTCGATTTGATATTGACCCTAACATAATATGGTGGTCTTCAGAGGAGACTATAATACCATATAGATCGCCAGTTGATAATAGAATACATCGCTATTATGT